AAAGCTCGAACACCTTTGCCGGATAGCGCCACTCGTGCCGGATCGACTGCCCGCGCGACTTCGAGACCAGCTCGTGCACGCCAGTCGGGTACTCGTGCAGCGTGGCCGAGCGCGTGCCGAACTTGCGAACGATGTGCCAATGCCGATCAATCAGCCTCCGAACAAACGCGTCGATCAGCAACGGGTTCTGGGCGATCAACACGATGTCGACGCCTTTGTGCCGGTGCGTTGCGAGGTTCCTGATGTGCTCCGGGGCGTTGTCATCCCGCCGGCCGCGCATGGGGAACGCATGCCAAGCTTCGTCAATGATCAGAATCGCCCCCGCGGGCAGGTCCTCCCACTTCGCGACCTCCCACTGCGGCCACGGCAACTTCAGGCCGGTGATCCCGTTGTGGAAGACCGGCCGGCCCTCCTTCTCGGCGATCTCCTTGTAGCGCGCGATCGCGAGCAGCGTCTTCCCGTGCCCCGGCAGGCCGGTGATGAGTTCGATCGCCATTTACTTCACCACCATCTTTTTCGCGCCCCCGACCAGACCGGAGATCGTCACGCGCACGATCAGCGCACTGGTGAGGATTGAAATGCACGTGCCGACCTGCAGCAGGCCGACCATCTGCAGCACTTCAGGCGGCAGCGCCTGCAACCGCTGCAAGGCGTTCTCCTTCGCCCAGCCAATGGCCGTGTCTACTCCCTGGTAGGCGACGAAGCCGATGCCCAGCGACACGAGCACGCGCCCGACCAGCGTGCCCACGGCCTGGATCAGGCCGCCGATGATTGCTGCAACCCATAACGGCATGGCCGCGTCCTTTACTGCCTAAAGGCGATCATCACGCCCGCGATGAGCGACATTGCGACCGCGAATTGCCCCATGGCCGTCAAGAACGGGCACAGGTTCGAGAACGGAATCGTGAACGTCGCGGCGCCCGCGTTGAACGTCCGGTCCGCGGGACAGCTTCCCCCGAGCGGATTGCTGGTGTCGAAGCTGCCGGGCCCGACGTTGACCGTTTCCGGCGTGTTGGCCGGGTGCCCCGTCGGCCGCGCCTGCCCGTTCGCCCCGTCGATACCGGCCTGCACCGTCGGCCCTGTCGGCTCGAAGAACTCACAGTTGCGCCGCGCCTGCTCCTTCGCCATGGCGCACTGCACCGGGTCACCGTCGCACGCGACCGACGAGCAGCTGCCGCTAATGCTCGATTTCTTGCAGATCGCACTCTCGGGGTTTTCCTGGCAGAACCGCGCGAGGGGGTCATCCTTCGTAGACGTGCCGCACGGCCCGGGCGTGCAGCTGCCCCCCGTCGTCCCTGGCGCCGTCGTCGTTGTCGTAGTGCACTTGCCCGTCGCCAGATCGCACACCGTGTTCGTTGTCGTAGTCGAGCCGTCCGGGTTCGTGGTCGTGGTGCCCGGCTGCGTCGTCGTCGCGCAGGGGATGCACACGTCACGATCGCTCAGATGCACGGCGCACTGCCCCCGCGCCGCACACTGCCCTCTCTCCCCCGACGCCCCGTCATGCTCTGGACTCGGCGGCGTGTTCACATCCCCGGCTCCGCCGCCGCCACCCTCGCACCTGTCACCACTGAGCCGAAACCCCGGATCGCCGTGCACCCAAAAGCGGCCATCCGGCCCCGTCGCCCCGTACGTCCCCGCGGCCTTGCAGCCGTCCATGCAGACCGACAGGCCCTGCGCCACGTTGCCGGCGATGCCCCGATCGTCGCTTTCGAGCGCACCCGCGGTGCAGGTGTACGCCTCGCACTCGTTTGCTACTCCGAGCTTCGGCCGGTGCCCCGCATTGCACCTGCACTCTGCCGTGCTGCCAACCTGACTCGCATTGGCCGGGCACATGAACTCTGGCGGCAATACCTCGTAGCCGCACCCGATGTTGCCGCTCCGACCGTTCGGATATTCCGGCGTCGGGCCGATCGTCCATGAGCAGGTGCAGGCGACCGAACTCCCCCCCGTGCTGCAGTTCGACATGCCGCCGAACGTGTAGCCATTCCGCACCGCGCACGCCGCGAGCGCGCCCGCTGGCGAGCCAAAGTGCGTGTTGGCGCAGCTGCCGCCCCCAAAGTACGCGCCAATGATGGCCGAGGTCGTGTCGCCATAAGTGACGCCGTACGCCCGCGCAGGCGTCGGCAACAAGCACGACAGCAGCCACGCCCAGAGCACGCAGGCCAGCGCACAACGAAGCAAGCCGGGGGGCTTCACGAGTCGTCCCCGATGCCCTGCAACATGAGCCACGCCGCCGGCAGCAGCCCGACCATCACGAACCAGCCCATGTACTCGACCATACCGCGCCCCGTCCTACCATGTAAATGGGGCGGCCACCCGGCCACCCCCCGAGGCCCGCGCGGCTCCTTGCCCTGCGAGCCGCCCGAACCGCCTCCGGCTTACAGGGCCCGGCGCACCCACTTGTAGAGCTTGATCGCGACGGCCACCGCCAGGACCGCCACGCCCACCGCCGTGATGTCCGTGATCGAGCCGGTGATGGCCGTCACGTCCACCGCCGCATTGGCGGCACCGACACCAGCGGCCAGCCCTGCACCGACCAGCGCCCGACCGTTGAAACGCTTTTCCATGATTTGCACTCCTTGATGCCGGGGGGTTGAAGAAGTACCCGAAGCGCCCCGGCCCCGCTCCGAATTCGTGTTAGCTGCTATGGCCGCTGTTTAACGCCGCCCGGATCGCGCGAAACGCGAACGCACTCCCCCAGCAGGCGACGATCGCCGCCGAGATCAGCCCGCCGTCTGCCGCGCTCAGCGGCGGCAGGATCACGATCGGCGGAGTACTGCTCCCCCCGCCGCCAGACGCCATTTCGTAGCACGTGCCAGACTGCACCCAGGCCGGCGGATTGCCGTTGCTCGGCATCGTCGAGTTGTTGCCGCAGTTGATCGACGCGCCAGCCGGGCACACCCCGTCCCACACCCCGAAATCGGAATAGGCGAAGGCGTAGTAGATGGCCGCTCCCGCCGTGCACGCCACCACCGTGTTCGACGCACCGATCGCGGTGCCCCCTGCCGGCGGCGGCACGCTGGCGTGCGTCGGTGTCGCGCCGACCATCAGCACGAACGCCACCGCGAGCAGCCCGGCCCGCTTGTACTCGCCCTGCACGACCCACGTCGCCACCAGCGGCGTCACCAGCAGCAGGCCGAAGCTGAGGCACACCCACAGCCAGACGATGAGCCAAGGGTCCCAGGTCATAGAGCGCTCCACGCGGTGTAAGGACCGTCCGCTGCGAACGGCCGGCCATGGTCTAAAACGCGCTCCAGGCCCCACACGTCGCCCGCATAGACCCGTCGCCACTCCGACGGCCAGATTTCGCCGCTGGCGTCGATCCAGCCCCCTCCGCGGGCACGTTCCCACTGCCCGAAGATGTCGCTTCGCGCCTGCACGAACGCCGGCAGCCCGAGCCAGCGCCGCGCACGCCGCAGTGCGAACTCAAGCCCGCCCACGCCGTACACCCGCGCCCCCTTGGGAAAGCTGCCGAGCGTGCCGGCGCTCCCCTTGCTCATGTACTTCATCAAGTAGGGCACCGCGTTGCGGGCCACCTTCCGATTCGTCATGCCGTGCGGCCACCAGCGCCGCGCAAGCCGGTGCCCGCTGAGCCGCACGTCCCACTTCGGCATGCGCACCCCGCGAGGGAGCCAGCAGCACAGGTGATAGTGAATGACGCCCCGCGCCTGGAGCTCGGCCACCCACACGTAGCGGCACGCGTGGCCGTTGGCCTTGCACCAGAAGCGGAAGCAGTCAATCGCCCGGGTCAGATGCTCCGGGCTCCAATCGCCGTTCGTGCCCGCGTAGGTCAGCGTCACCATCCACGGCACGTCGGAGCGGTGGCCGCGCTCGCTGACTGCATGAGCGCGAGCGGCGAAGCCGATCGAGCGACGCAGGCGTGCGAGGCGAGACGCCTGCACGTCCGGCACCATCAGGCCGCGCGCTTCGCGCATCACCTGGGCTTCAACGGCCACCCCGCTTCTCGGGGTTGTTGGGACTGAGACAAGCCCGAGCGCTGCGCGCTCCGAAGACCCGAACGCGCTCACGTCAACCACCGGTACACGTCTCGGCCGAACGCGGCCACGAAAGCGGCGATCGCCACCCAAACGATCCGCTCGATGGTGATGCGCCTCATACGATGCCCGCCTTCGCCGCGAGGACCGCCATAAGCACGCGATTGCGCGAGCGGCGGCCGACGTCGTCCTTTCCGATCCGCAGGCCAGCGCGCAGCGCCCGCACGTGGTCACTGATCGTGTGCGGCGACAGATGCACGCGCTCGGCAATCTCCGCGTTCGAGAGGCCCTCGGCCAGCAGCCGCAGGACGCGCAGCCGCGCCGGGGTCAACCGTTCGACCCGGGCTTTCGCGTCCTCCACCGTGAAGAACTGCGGGCCGCTCACAGCGAGTAACCGGCGATCGGCAGCCCGGCCTCACTCTGCAGCCGCACATCGATCGCGCCGCCTGTGTCGGCTTCGACCACCACCGACCCGACTTGCGGGTCCTGCTCGCGCTCGTGCAGCAGAAGCCCGCGCACGGCGTTCGCAACCGCCACTCGGACCGTCGCCGCCCAGGCGGCCTCATGCGGGTTGCACGACATGGTGCACCCCCCGTCAGGCCGCCGCAGCCGTCGGAGCCTTCGCCTTCAAGGGAGCCAACCGCGCCGACACGGCTAGACGGCCGTTGCGGTCGACGTAGATCGACGAGGGGTGCAGCTGGTAGTCGCCCGGCGCGTAGCTCAAGGCCTCGCCCGTCTGCGGGTCCTTGTCGAGCGCTAGCTCGATTTTTTCGGGGTACGGCGGCGTATTGCCCTGCCGGTCGACGGTGTGCGCGTAGGCCGGCTGGACGTGGAAAACGGCCGGCTTGCCGTGCTTGTCGGTGAACCGAATTGCACGGGTGTCTGCCTGTGCTACTGTGATGCGGATCATGGGTTGGCTCCTTGATTCGTCATGAACATTCATGACTAACAAGATGCTACGTCATGAAACTTCAGTACAGGTCCCGATCAGCTCAGGAGTTACCCGCATGAAGTCCGTAAAACTCCTTATTGACATGGCGCGAGAAAAATGCCAGTCCGACGCTGATCTGGCACGCCGAATTGGCGTATCCCGTCAGGACATGCATTCGCTGCGTAGCGGGGATCGACCCGTCAGCCCCGAGCTGGCCGCCGCGCTATGCGATGTGCTGGAACTCCCAGGGGAAGAAGCGCGCGAATGGGTCGCTATCGCGATGATCGAGAACCCGAAGAACGCGGCCAAACGGTCGCTCCTGGAGCGGGCGCTTTTCGCGTGCTGGGTGCTTGGCGTCGGCTCCCTCTGCACGCTTTTGCTCGGCGCCCCTGGGACGGCGTGGAGCGCCGCGCCGGCGACGACACACACCACTAACGCGTTACATGAGCGTAACGTACAGCAGAATGATTGTCGCGCATCGTTCGCACCCTGGCATTTGCTGGCCTTGAGGGCGCGGTCCGCATGGGCCACGCTGCGGGAGTACTTTGCCCGCGTGCTGCCCGGTTCCCATGCTGCCATCGCTGCCGCTGGCTTTCCAGTCTGCCGGTCGCTCTGCTGACGTAGGGGGCTGCCGCCCCCTTGTTCCCCCGCCCATCCCAAGCGCACGTGACGAGGCGCGCGGCGCCAGAGGCGCCGCACGCGCGTCAGTGCTTTTTTCGCGCCTGAGGACCCGGGCCGCCGTCGCCGCCTCCGCCCGCCGCTGGCCCGGGCAACGGTGAGGGTGCCCCGCCGCCGAGCGAGATCGCAGCGGGCGCTGCCTTGGCCGTTTGCAGCGCGCCCGTGGGCTCCTGGCGGGCCTCGCGCGCCGGGGGGGCCTGAACCCTCTCGCCGTTCTGACGCCACGCGACGAAGAAGCCGCCGGCCGCCAAGTCCCGGCAGAGTTCGTCGGGCACTGCTAGCGCCGTCGCCTGCTGGCTGTAGCACTTGCACCGCTTTGCACTCGAGACGCACGCCGCCGGGTAAGGCGCCTCCGTGGGCTTCGTCACATCATCGTAAGCCGGCGCGGTGTGCGCCAAACCTGCGATGCGCGGTGTCTGCAACTCCAGGAACTGGCGGGTGTCGACGTGCCCGCCGCCGGCCAGCGGTAGGCCGCGTCCCGCCGGCGCCGATGCCGCGGCGCCTCCGCCTGGCGCCCCGGCCCGCTCCGCCGCTGCTGCCGGGTTCAGCCGGTGCCAGATGTACCACGCGAGCGCGATCACCACGAGCGGCATGCACATCAGAATCCACACCCGCGCCGGGATACGCCGCTTGACGGTGTGCAGTTCCGCGCTCTGGTAAAGCTCGAACACCTTTGCCGGATAGCGCCACTCGTGCCGGATCGACTGCCCGCGCGACTTCGAGACCAGCTCGTGCACGCCAGTCGGGTACTCGTGCAGCGTGGCCGAGCGC